GGACCCAGCCACGGGCAAGGAAATCGAGAAGATCTACAACCCCGGCGTTGGTCGGTATGACGTTGCTGTTGTGGTCGGCCCGAGCTACACGACCAAGCGCCAGGAAGCTCTGGACGCAATGACGCAGATGGTGCAGGGCAATCCGCAGCTGTGGCAGGTAATTGGGGATCTGTTGGTCAAGAATCAGGATTGGCCGGGCGCTGATGACATGGCCAAGCGTTTGAAAGCCATGTTGCCGCCGCAGTTGCAGGAGAAGGAAGGCGATGAGGAAATTCCGCCGCAGGCTCGCCAAATGATCGAGCAAGCCTTGGCCCAAAGCGAGCAGTTCCAAGCCGCGCTTAAGCAGATGGCGGCCGAAAATGCAGAGCTTAAGAGCGACAAGGACTACAAGCAGCAGGAACTGATGATCAAGCATTACGAGGCTGAAACCGACCGGATCAAGGTCACGCAGCCGGCAATGAATCCTCAAGAACTGGCGATTCTGGCTGCTCAGATCGTCATGCAATCGCTGCATTCGCCCTCTCAGCCAGAAGAGCCGGTCGAACAATTACCGCAGGTTGGAGCGCCGCCCATGGCACCGCCTGACCAGCAACAACCCATGCAACCGCCTCCGGGCGGTTTTTTTACGCCTGAAGGAATGCAGCAATGAGCTACGCACCTTTCCGACCCAATGGCCCAACGCTGACCCTATCGGCGACTACCAGCAGCGTGAACGGCTCATGGGCGCCGGGCATTGCGTCCAACGGCCCTGTTGTGCGCGTGACGAATGCTGGTGCTGACCGGATCTTTGTCAAGACCGGCAAAGCGCCAGTGACCGCGGCCAAGACGGACGTGGTGATTCTGCCGAATGCCTCGCTCATCTTGCTCAAGGGCAACGACGACGGCATCGCGGTCCTGGCAGATACGGCGACAGCAACGGTCTACGCCACGCCTGGCTACGGCGACTACTGATTTCGAAGTACCGAACCCGTCCGGTCTGACGGGGCTATCTATCCCAAGCGGAGTTAACAGATGTCCGAAGTGCAAACTGCGGAGAGTCTTGCCGCGCCTGAAATTCAGGCGAATGAGACGAACACCGAGGCCGTAGAGCAGGGCGAACAGCAGGCCGGTTCGCAAGAAGCTGCACAAGAGCAGCAAGGAAAGAAGCAAGAAAGCCCCGAGTGGGCGCAGCGTCGAATCAACGAACTGACGCGCAAGCGCTACGAAGAGAAGGCCCGGGCGGACTTTTACGCCCAGGAACTCGAACGTGTGCGCGTGACGCAGCAGGGCGGCGAGCAGACGCAACAGCCGGCACGCCATGAGGATGTGCAGGCGTTAGCGGAACGTCGTGCCGAGCAATTGCTCGCAGAGCGGCAGCAGCAAGCCAAGCTTGCTGAACTGCAAACCAATGGTGAGAAGGAATTCAAGGACGAGTTCAAGTCCGCAATGGTGACCTTGCATAGCTTGGGCGCCATGGACAACGACCCGGCCGCCATTGCGTTCTCCGAGGCGGTGTTCGAAAGCGATGCCCCGCACAAGGTGCTCCATTACCTGGGCAATAACCCAGATGAAGCCACCCGCATTCTTTCTTTGTCTCCCAGGCAGCAGGCGCGCGCTATCGGGCTGATTGAAGCCCAGCTGGCCAACGCCAAAGCAAATCCCCCTCCCGTCAGTAAGGCGCCGCCTCCGGTCAAGCCGGTTGGGTCGCGCTCGTCTGCGCCCACATCCCTCGATCATCTGCCTACGGACGACATGGAAACGTTCATGCGCAAAGAGCGAGAAAGGGCGAAGGCACGACGGGGATAAACATCCTCGGAGTTCTTCAAAATGGCAAATACCCTACTCACCCCGCAGATCATCACGCGTAAGGCGCTGGCGATCCTGCATCAGAAGCTCAACTTCGTCAGCAAGGTCAACCGTCAATACGACGACCGCTTCGCTGTCTCCGGCGCCAAGATCGGCACCACCCTGAACATCCGCAAGCCGCCGCGCTATACCGTTTCGACGGGCGCGGCCTTGGCGATCCAGGACTCGGTGGACACCCAGGTCCCGCTGACGGTCAACACCCAGAAGCACGTCGACATTTCGTTTTCCAGCGTGGAACTGACCATGCAAGTGGACGACTTCGCCGACCGCTATCTGGAGCCGGCCATGGCCCAGCTCGCCGCCTCCATCGAGAACGACGCGCTCGCCGGCCTGTACAAGACCGTGTATCAGCAAGCCGGTTCGCCCACGGCGCCCGCTGCCAGCCTGACGCCGTTCCTGTCGGCCAAGAAGTACATGACCAACAGCCTGACGCCGGCTGGCAAGAAGAACATGATCCTGAACACGGACACCACCGTCACGATGGTGGACGCGCTCAAGGGCCTGTTCCAGTCGTCCGACAAGATCGCCGACCAGTACGAAGACGGCATGCTGGGTCGCACTTCGGGTTTCGACTTCTACGAGAACACCCTGTTGCCGGTGCACACGACCGGTACCTACGGTGGTACTCCGCTGGTCAATGGTGGCGGTCAAACCGGTTCGTCGCTGGTGACCGATGGCTGGACGCCGACCACGACCACGCTGAACGTGGGTGATGTCTTCACCATCAACGGTGTGTACGGTGTTCATCCGGAAACGCGCCAGTCGTTGGGCTACCTGCAACAGTTCACGGTCACCGCGGTCACCACGACGGACGGCTCGGGCAACTCGACCATCGGCATTTCGCCGGCAATCGTGGCGTCGGGCCAGTTCCAGACGGTGAGCAACTCGCCGGCAGACAACGCCCCGATCAACATGTTCTCGGCGTCGACCTCGCAGTTTGGCGTGAACCTGGGCTTCCACAAGGACGCCTTCACGTTCGCCACGGCCGACCTGGAAGACGTGAGCCAGTACGGCGCCTGGGGTGCGCGCGAAGTCTACGACGGCATTTCGCTGCGCGTGGCTCGTCAGTACGCCATCGGTACCGACACGGTGCCGTGCCGCATTGACGTGCTGTACGGCTTTGCGGCGCTGTATCCGCAGCTGGCAGCCCGTGTGGCCAACCAGATCGCGGCGAGCTAAGGAGATACGACCATGGCAACGATGGTTCCTTATGGAAACGTTCGCGGCATGGTCGTGGTGAGCCTCACGCTCTCCCCGGCCTCTGTCGCTGCGAATACGTCTGCTGAACAGACGTTCACGCTCAATGGCGTGCAGCCGGGTGATGTGGTGTATGTCAACAAGCCGACCGCTCAGGCCGGTTTGGCGATTGTGGGTTCGCGTGCTTCGGCTGCAAACCAGATCGCCATCACGTTCGGCAACCTCACCGCGTCTCCCATCGTCCCCACTGCGTCCCAGGTGTACCTGGTAACCATCATGCGGCCCGATACCGCGATGGTTGGTTCGGCGCAGTTCTAACCGGGCGGGCGGGGGAAACCTCGCCCGTTGAGCTATGCATCCTACCTGGCTATTCCATGCCACCGAAGAACCGCGCGTGTTTCGAGACGCGCAAGACGTGGCTGATGCCCTGCGTGATGGTTGGGCTGACACGCCGGCCGCCTTTTTCAACGTGAAGGCCAAGACCGAAGAGAAGACGGGTGACGAGAAGGAAGAGTTGGTGCATCAGGCCAAGCTGCTGGGCATGAAGGTAGACGCCCGCTGGAGTGAAGCTCGTCTGCGCAAAGAAATTGAAGAATTCAAGGGCTAAGCCATGATCGTCAATGCGTCATCCCTGATTTCCCAAGCGCTCTCTCTGCTCGGGGTTCGTGGCATCGGTGAGGCTATTCCCGGGGAAGAGGCGCAGTCGTGCCTGGAAGTGCTAAACAACATGCTCGATTCCTGGAATCTTGAGCGGTTGATGATCTACACGATCCAAGAGAAGGTGACGACGCTGACAGGTGGAACTGTCACTATCGGGCCTGGCGCCCAGGTCGATGTGCCGAGGCCTGTTGTGCTGGATGACTGGTGTTTCACGCGGTTTTCTGGCGTGGATTACACAATCAACCTGATCAATGGGGAGCAATATTCCTCGATTACGATCAAGTCGACCACCTCGACATTTCCCTACGTGGCGTACTACGACGCGCAGAACCCGGTAGGCACGATCTACTTTTGGCCGCTACCGCCCCAGCCGCTGGAACTGCACATTCGCCTGCGCCAGCAGTTGACCGAATTCGCTACGCCTGAGTCGGAAGTCGACCTGCCGCAGGGGTATCGCCGCGCTATCACATACTCGCTGGCCGAAGAGCTTGGGCCGCAGTACCGCGGCGTAGATCCGATGATCGCAAAGATCGCATCCAAGGCAAGGTTGAACATCAAGCGGATGAACAACCCCGAGAATGTCTTGAGCATGCCGACTGCGATCTATGGCAAGCGCCGCATGGGCTTTAACATCTACACGGGGCAGTGATGGCCATCACATCTGTTCCGTTCGTTGGGCAGGCGTATGAGGCCAGAAGCCTGAATTTCAGTGCCCAGCGGTGTGTGAACCTTTTCTTGGAGGTCGGGTTGGCGGGTGCTAAGTCGCCGGCTGCGCTGTTCTCCACGCCTGGGTTGATCCAGCGGCTGGTTATGCCGAACGGTGCAGCCCCTATCCGAGGATTGGCACCCTTCAAAGGGCTGCTGTATGTCGTTGCAGGGAATTCGCTTTTCTCGGTAAACAGCAGCTTTGTAGCCACTATTGTAGGGACGATTGCGACGTCTACCGGTCCCGTATCGTTCGCCCAGAATGAAACACAATTGGCTCTGGTTGACGGTGTGAACGGGTACTACTACGATTTGCCGTCCCTGACGTTTGGAATCATCACCGATCCAGAGTTCCCGTCAGGAGCGCGGCGGATTTCATACCTGATGAGCCGCTTTCTCGTGGAGGCGCCGCAGTCCCA